ATGAGCCATTCCCATTTCTATGAAGCCTTTAAAAATTTCTTCTTGCCACTTACCTTGTGACTTGTACTCTTTACCGCTTTCGTATGTCGCTGTCTCAGCACCATCTTCTCTGGTAATCCCAATTGATGATTTAGTCATTGTAATCTTCATTTGGCTCTCCATTAGTTAAAGGTGAGGGGGAATTAACCCCCTCATCAATTATTATGATGTTGCGTGCTTTAGAACGCGCATTGCTTCTGACAATACAACTTCACCACCTACACGGCGGCGAGCGATATAACGCACATTGCCAACTGCGGCTTGTGAGTATGGGTCACGCAATACTGATAAAGCTACACGATCAACAATCATATATCCGCGACGGAAATCGCCGAAGAATACTGATTTTGCACCAGAAGCCGCATCAGCAACATCAGGACACTCAAGATATGGTGAACCTAAGATTGTGTTTGGCAAACCAGACTGACCAGAGAAACCAGTTTGGAAGATGTACTGACCAGCAGTATCTTTCAACTTACGGATTATACCTAGCGTTGCACGATTCATTAAGAATGTAGCATTGTTTGCATAATCTGTTTTAAGGCCATGTACTAAATCCATGAGGTTATCTGTAGAGATAGCCGCACTTGCCGCACCTGTAGCTGTATGTCCTACTGTGTTGCCATCAGCAATACCTGTTGGCTTGTTTGTGCCATTACCAGAGATGAACGCCGCGCCTTCTGCTTTTGCAAACTGTTCAGCAAATTCTTGGTTCATTTCAGCTTCAAGATTGAAAACACTATCTTCAAGTAACTGACCAGAAATATCTACTAATGCATACATTTCATGAGTTGGGATAGTATTCAAAGAAGTTGTGTAACCAGTTGTCTCTGAGCGAGTACCAGTTTCAGCAGTCCAAGCCGCCGCAAATGATGCAGTTTTGCTTGGTACTTCAATTTCTTTATTTGAAGTTTGGCGAACACGAGCAACAGAACGTACAGGAGAAATTTCGGTGATTACCTTGATTAACTCATTTACATACTCAGCTGGTGCTAAGTTACCAGCAGTAGCCGCAGTGCCAACAGTCAAAGCTTTCACTTCTTCTGGTGCCATATTCTGCTCACCTTTACGCATGAAGTTGTCCCATGCCTTAACAGACAAATCAACTTCTTTTGCTTCCATCATATTTGCTGGACGCTTTAGCATTGTTTCGATTTCATTTAACTTTGCTTCGAAACCTTCTGAATGCTTTTTTTGCTGTGTTAAAGACTGATTGATGTCTTCAAATTTGTCCATATCTGCTTCGATACGAGCAAGTTTAGCTTCAGTTTCGCCATCAGCAGAACCTTTAGCTTCAATTTGTGCCAAACGATCATCATTTACTTTTTTAAATTCTTCAAAAGCACCTGACATCGCTTCTACGGCTGTTTTTACTTGATCTTCCATTTGGTAGACCCTTTCCGTTTAAGTTTTAAGGATGTTAGTAAGGCTATTTAAAGCCTCAAGGACTTTAGGCGTCTCCTCTTTTACAGCATCCCGCTGTTCAAGTGCCTTGGAAACGGCATTTGCCGCCGCCTTTGCTTCATTGCGTGATAGGTTTCCTTCATCCCGAAGAAAAGTCTCCCATTCACGAACGGAGCGTTCTGTGCCTTTTACCTGTTGAACCCTTGCGCGTGGGTTCATTGGAAAAGTAACAGCAGAAATTTCCATCAAATCGACTGATTTAAGTCTGCGAGTTTTGCCTTTCTCGTCGTAATCGACATATTTAGGCTCTACACGGTATCCTATAGATAATCCATCAAGTGCGCCCATCTTCATAAGCTCATGCACCTCACGGCCTCTCTGTGTACCCATAGCGAGCCGCCCTTTGACCTTTAAGCCACGATCATCTTCGATTATTTCATCGAATACGCCAATTGGCTCGTCTGATTTGTGTTGATATAATAATTTAACGGCCTTTGCGCCTTTGCGCCCGATTGATTTAGCAAACGCACCCTTTTCAATAACATCGCCACCCAAGTCTTTATTACCGAAAATAGACCCATATCCAGAAAACTCACCTTCATTTTCTTCGTTATCTTGCGCCTTAATTTCAAAAGATACATCAACGCGACCATCTTCAAACTTTACTTCATGATCTGGGACATGATCGCCTAAATCAATTTGGTTTTCTTGAGACATTATATGACCCTCTTTGCTTTCATTAAGTTATTACATCAACTGATATTTTAACTTATTCTTTAAATAGTTTAAATCACCTAAATTAAACTTTGAAACATATATAACACATTTATAGAGTATTTTGAATGGTTTGTTAATACCTTATAAAAATGTTAATAAATAGCCTCTACACCAATTCGTACAGAAGTTAAGGGTGTATTGCTATCTATAGCTTCATTCAGCTTTTCTAATTTATCAAACGTATTCCCAAAAGTTCTATTTATTATTGGCTCATGTCCAAATTTATCTATATATTCTTTTAATGTATCATTATAAATTTTATTAAAGTTAAATTTTTCAACCATCTATAACTTCTTTCATTATATTTTCAAAAGCTTCTAAAGTATTTGGCATATTATCTTTTAACCATTTTTTAGCTTTTCTTGATTTATATACTGTAAATATTTCTGCAAATGCCTCATTGTATATATGTTGCTCTTGCTTCCAATATGCTTTGCTATGACCAGCTACTCCATAATTTTCATGTTTAAAATTACCTCTAGCAAGGCCGTCTATAATATCTCCCAAATTTTCTGCTTTATCATATTTTGCTGTATAAAAGTGATATGTAATTTGTCTGCCTGTATTTTTATAAGTATGTGTTCTTTCATCTTTTTTATATAATTCATCAAGGTAACGGTCTATTGCCTTTTTCTTACGCATACCCTTACCAAGACCCATATTTTTAGCATCTAATTCTAATGCACTCATAAACTCAGTTCCACCAACACTATATGATATATTTTGTCTATTATTTCTTTGACCAATCATGTGATCAATATGGTGTCCATACTCATGCACTGGTGTTAATTCATCCATATCGGTATCTAACTGTCTGTAAAATGGATAATATACACCCTCGCCTTGATTTATACTATCTGGTTTGGGCAATTTATTAGCTACAGCAAGAGTAAGGGGTGTCATATTCCTGTTTATTCTATCTTCAATGTCAGACTTCTTAAACTTAGAATTTGGCAACATTGTTATAACATCAGTAAGAACAAGATTTTTAGGTGGTGGCGGTGGTGGTGTTATTTTCTCTGGCTTTGGCTGTGCATCATCAATAACAGTGTCCTCTGGTTGGACATAGAGTAATACACACCTACAATTTACTACATTCGCCGCCCCACCACGACTATCACCTGGTCTATTCATTAACGCGCTACCAAAGTCTGTTGGGACTTCAAAATCTTCATCTATTGGTATTATTGTGCCATTGAGTAAAGCGTGTTTGCTTCTAGTCCTATCATCAGTAACAGACACCCACTGCTTTTGAAGATTAGGTATATTCATTTCCTTTACGACCATATCATTTGCGTAACTAGCCGCATTGTGTGTTTCAGTCCGAGATATAGTCGCTGAACGCGCCCTGCTGTAATTACCTCTAGTAGATTGAAATATTTGATCAGCTACATATCTTGTTCCTAGCGCCTCTTTGTCAGCCTCTAGCATAACCTTTACTAAATCTTTTCTTGTAGTATCTGATATTTTTTTAACTGCGCCTAAACCAGATACCCTCATGTAGTCTCTGATTAATAGTTCGAATTGACTATCTTGCTTTTGGTTTCTTAACATTCGTAAACCAAATGCTTCTATGACTGATCTGTAATGTGGCTCTAGCACTCTAAGTAAACGGCCTTCTATTAAAGTGCCTGACAGCTCAATAGAACTTCGATCTAAATACTCGCGTCTAGCCATGTCGCCTATTTTAGCAAATTCTGTAATTAAATTTAAAGAAAGTTTGCGCTCAAAAGATTGTCGCAATCTAAGTTGCTCTGTAATCTCACGCCTTGCGTTGTATCTTACGCCGCCAAATTTTTTTAATTCTAGTGTCGCCATAGTCCACCCCTCTGTGCAGACTATAGCATCTTGTTATTTATATCACCATCAATTTATCGATGTTTAAACCAGCTAGTATCATAAGTGCTATGAATACAATTGCTATAAACCATTCATCTCTGTCCATAATTAAGCCTCGTCAAAATGTTGTTGGACTTGCTCTAAAGTCTGGCCAGTGAATTCGCTCATGCATTCGTCAAGTTCTTCAGCGATTACTTTATCAATGTCTCTAACAGTAAATGCTGTTGAATTAATATGGCTTTCTTCTTTCTTAGCTCCGACAATATCAAATAAGATGTAATTTTTGCCATCATGCAAATAAAGTTTTCTCCAAATATTTAAATCAATTCTTGTTTTAACAGGCTTTCCAAAATGCCAATTAGTTTTTTGCTGTATTTCAAATCTAAAAGCTTCGTCAAATTTTTCGATAATGCTTGTCATAATTTAATCCCTTGTCCTCTGTTTATATAAATAAGGTAGCAGATGTTAGAACCACTGTCAACACCTAATGTTAAATTAATTAACAAATATTTTAATTATATTAACGCAATATATAATCTATTTATAAAAGTTAAAATAATCATAATTTTAGGTATTGACATTAAATGTTAAATAGATTATAATGTTATTATTAGACTAATGAAAGGAGGACAAGAGATTGAAAAAAGCTAAACCATTTTCACCAGACTATATTATGAATGGTCTTCTAAATGCAAAGCCAGCCAAAGCTAAACCAGCCAAAGCTAAATTAGCCAAAAAGAAACCAGCTAAAAAAAAGACACAAAGCATAGCTGAATTATTTTTTGGAGACTTAAACAAATAACCAACAGCTCTAGCCATAACGGCTAGGGCTACTTAAATCGAGAGGACAAAAAATGGAAACAATGAAAACAATGGATGTTTGGATAGAACTCCAAAAGCCAGATCAACATTATACTGGCCATGACATTTGCGACAGGGCAAATAAAATGTTAAAACGCCTTGGCGTTAATGATGGGAAATTTCAATACAATGACCCTAAATATAAAAGCTCTAACTATATGGGATGTCTTTATATATACAATAGCGATGCTGGCATATCTGGACTTGAGGACAATGGCAGATGGTTTAACCTAGCTTATTTTGGTCGTGACGATATTGAGATAGAGGGAACAATATCATGACAGCAAGAAAGGTTACTAATGAATTTTTAGAAGCCGTTGAGCATGGATGTTACGATAGGGACGACCTTATCGTAGCATTCTGCAAATACTTGAGTGAAGATGATGTTAAGGACTTCATTCGCACTAATGAATTAATGCTTAATGTAGAGGACGAATAAATGATAACGGCTATATGTTATGACGAGTGTGGTACTGAAGTATCTATTGAAGTAAAAAGCTTAGATGAAATACCACCAGAGTATAAATTTAGATATTCTCAAAAATACACTGACAGAGAACTAGCTGAATGGAGACTATCTCTGCAAGATGATCGTGATGATTACGATTATGAAAATGATTATTAAGGGTATTTAAATGCGAAAAAGAAACAAACTAATAACCTCTGTTGAAGCATGTACCTTGATGGATAATATGCCCATTGATACTTTCTTAATCTTAGAGCGCGACAAGGCCATTCCTGACCCTATAAATGTAGGAATTGGTCGCCGCTGGTATAAACATGAGATTTTAGAATGGTATGAAGACGCTAAAGAGCATCTAAAAAGTAAATAACTATTATCTCCTAGCTTACTATGGTTAGGAGATTTATCCCAAATGTAAAAAAATAAAAAATACCAAATGCGATAATACTAGCTATTAATATGTTTAATTTAGTCATACCACCTTCTGTTTTTAAAGTTTAATCCTTAGAACTTAAAGGATGATCTTTTGGTAATAGATCAGTATCATATTTACCGCGCTTAAATCGTCCTGTCCTTACAGCACTCAAGA